CACGTACCTTTAGGTACTCAGGATTTTTATAATATTCAATGAAACCTTCCTTACTCTTAGTCCTTAGCTTCTCCCACAATGCTCTGTTAGATTCTATATGAGGATTGTTGAACCATGAGTTAGGTGTTCTCTTATGTTCTAAGTGGAAGATAGGTTCATTGATTCTTAGTACACCACCTATAGTATTGAATCTATTATATCTTTCATCATCTTCATAACCATATGATACAAACCCTTCATTCTCTGCACCATGCTTTAGATAATGTTTAGTATCAAAGAACTGAACGAATCCAAACTTGGCATCGTAAACTGTTCCTTTACCTTGGAAAGCATTGAAATTGAAATTTGAATTTATAAATCTAGTAATATCATTATCATCACATCTAAGTTGCCACTGGTAATCACCATACCCATATGGATAAACACATTTGATAGGTTCAGGTGCTGCATCTGGAGTTGCAGGGTTATCATATCCCTTTAGAATAACATTCTGTGCTTGAATATAAGTATTCATTGGGAGCATGACATCACAATCATATACTGACACAACAGGTGTCTTCACCAACATCAACATGTCATTGAGTAGTCTTGTTCTATGGAACACTACATCTTCAGACTGTTCAAAGATATGATGTATGTTGTGCATCTTGATTGGAGGTACACAATCATCAAGAATAGGAACAACCTGCTTCAAGAAGACAGACTCCATGTCATGCTCCTTGATTATTATCTGAGTATCAAAGTTACGTAACAGATATACTAATGTACATACAATGTTCCTCATCCTATCTCTACTTTCAATCCTCAATGGAATAATAAAAGTAGTTTTAGTAAGATCCCAAGAATTCAAAGGTTGAATCTGTAAATCTTCATACATTCCAAGATCAGGAATCTCTACTCCTTCTTGAACAATAGTGTTAGTCATTAATAACCTCCCAGTTGTCGCAATACAAATCTGCTGTGATATGGTTCTTGGTGTAACCCGTGCCAAACCATTTAGATGGAGCGACAATTTTTTTATTTGGATTTTCGCTTAGCCAAGATCCCCACCAAGAGAAAGAGGAGTTGGCAATGATAAAGTCAGTACACATAGACATCATACATAAATCTGCAAGGTTGTCACCACCTTCAGATATCAAGAAACGATCTTCTTGAAAAGTTTCCCCACACCACTTGGGATCATCGGAGAAAACAATAACAGACCGATCACTATCAAATCTAGAAAGAGCAGAGTCATAATAGTCCTTGGAACATGGTGGATGATTATCACAATTAGTTATGTAATCGCCACGTCTAACGTGTAATGCTATGGGATCTTCTACAGAAGATATCATATCATGACATGGTTTATGTATGTCATTTTTGAACTGGAAATCCTCACGAATTTCCTTCTCAATATGTTCAAACCATTTAGTACTTTGTAGATACCCATAGACATTATGTCCGTCAGGCATATTATCAAAGAGTTTCTTATCAAAGTGAAAGGTTTGTTCTTGAACATACGGGCCAGGTATTTCTTGGATGTTTGTCAACCCAACTAACTTGAATGCTTCAAAGAGTTGATGGTCATTCCATTCATCTTTGAAATCACTAGGTGGAATTGCAAAATCAAAGCCACGATGTGCAGCGATACCACGAAGTCCAGCATACTGGAACATCTGGTTCCCTAGTCTACCATGTCTCCCTAAATGATTGAAGCCTATTGTCATGATTTGTGTTTATTTTTCAAGTATTCAACCTCTTTAGGTAAGAGATCTTCATGTTGTCTCTGTGTTTGATTAGGATGTTCTCTGTTAGAGATATGAAAGTCCTTCAATACAGCAGGTTTACCATGATCCTTATAGAGTCTATAGAACATATCACAATCCATAAGCATGGTAAGATCTTCATCAAAATACTCACCAATACCATTACGAATAGCAAGTATAGAAGGAGAACTTAATGTATTTACACCTTCTAATAACCTATCATTCCAGACAGGTACCTTAGGATTATAATGTGTCCGTCCATTATCTAATGTATGAGCAAACCCAGTGACTGCCCAACTAACTTCATCATTACTAAATGCTTTTTGTAATTCTGAATTTAATGTTCTAGTAAGAATAAAGTCATCAGAAAATAATACCTTTAGGATATCCCCGTCTGCGTTGCGTAATGCATGATTACTATTAGCAGAAATGTTGCCCAAGCTATTTGTATTCTTAACATAATTGATTTCAAAAACATCTGCATACTCCTGACATACTTTTAGTACCTTATCAGATTTACTATGATCTGATATCCAAACGTTAAAATTCTTATCATCTTGTTGTTCTAATGCATGAAAAATATCAAACAAATACTGTTGACATCTCATGTTACCATCATGAGTAGGGATACAATAACTTACTTTCATTTGACTACCTCACTTATCTTCTTAGTCAATCTAGGAACAACATCATTACTACTATGGAAAAGTTTAGCAGTCTCATAGTTTTCCTCTACAGCTTTCCTCCTACGTTCATACTGATCAGCATCAAGATGTTTCAATATCAATTCTAAATTATGAATATCTTCAAACTGAATAACACCATCCATATTGAACCAGTCACCTAGGTTAGGACATCCATAGTACACTGGAATAGTTTTAGATGCAAAGCAATCAATAACCTTTTCAGTAAAATAATTTATCTGACTAGAATTTTCTACAGCAATATGAAACTTTGCAGTCTCAAAGAAATCATTCCTTCTTTGATGAAAGGGTGGAGATATATGACTATAGTATTGTAATCCATTAGAAACATCAACACCTTTCAATAGATCATATATTTCCAACCTCATTTTATGACCAACAGTTTGGTTCTTATTACTGGTGACAAAAGTAACATTGTTACCTTTCATTAGTTTTAGATCAGTAAAATCTAACCAACTAGATCCCCACTCAAATAATTCTGCTTGTGGATAATGTTCTAATATCTTTTGAGTAAATGTATAGATCTTATCAAACTTCATTGCACCCCGAAGAGCACCCTCTGTAACTGTAGGTAAAATAGAATATGGTTCTGCTAAAAATAATATCTTATAGTCTGCTTCTTCGTTGCAAGCTAAGTTATCAATAGAAATACTGACTTGCTTATCATATTGTTGAGGATCATCAACCCAAGGGTTCCACCATAGGGGATAATAATGTGCTGTCTTCATCGTATACTTTGAAAATGATAATGAAAACCAAAGGTCTCAATGCCTTCGTGTTCTGGACACTCTACTTCTTTACTGAAACGAGCCGCCACACTGACGGGAGCATACACACATCCCTGTTCCTCGAAGATGTGTCTGTTGTGGCAGCATATGTTCCCGTCTTCATTATATAGTCCAGCATCCATATGCTTGTAAAAATTTCCTACATTTACTTCCCAAGGGACTGTGACTTTACTGGGTACGTCGAGGAGTTTCTTACTCCTAAGAGAGAATCCTCCGTTCCCGACACGTTGATTCTTGCCCCAAGGATCGAGATATGCCTTGGGATCATCTCTCCATGGTGCACCGATATAGTCGTATTCAAGCCAAGTATTGTCCCACAACCAAGGGCGAATAACATAACCATCAGGGTGGATGAGGAGGGAGTGAGAAGTTTCAACATGGTTTCTTAGATTGTAGATACAATAAAAATTAAAGTCATTGATACTTTGAATAGGATATACTTCTTCATAATCTACATTGGGATTCAAACCTTTAGGTCTTCCCTTACTACTAAGAAACTTAGCAGCACCCCATTGTATATCTTCACAGGATTTATTGACAGCATGAACAGCATCTGGAATATCCAGATCAGCAAGCATCAACAATGTAACGTCAGGAATTTTTTGCAAAGCGAATTGCCCTATTCATTACTGAATATAAGTCTAGCAGATTATCGTCTAAATTTCTAGCCCTTATAAACAAATCATCATGACCTGCTAATAACGTCTTGTTTATCTTACCATAATCATCAACCCATAGTATAGGATAATCTTTATAAACCTCTTCTAAGTATGGATTCCTCTTCATAATAGGTACTCTCTTTAGACATAGTACCTCCCAATTTCTATGGCAATCCACAGCATTACCTTCAGGACATATCATAAACTTATGTTCCTTTATCTGATTGACATACTCAATATAAGATACACGTTCACTCACCGTAGCATATGATTTACCACTAAACAGTTCTCTTATGTTTCCACGTTCACTTAGATTAGTATGTTCTGAATGATTGATATACAATAACTTCTTAGGTTTAGAATCCTCTTGCATAGCGATATGAAGTTGCTTCTGTCTTACATCACCTTTATATAATACTCTCTGTACACCATAAGGAAATGGATATAGTTTGCCACTATACCCTACAGCATTTGCTGCGAAGATTGCTCTAACATTATCTGGTATTTTTATATCATCTGTAATAGGTGTGTCCTCATTACTACAAAATATTATAAACTTAGTATCAGGTAATGACTTACATAACTTGAGTAGATTATCTCTCTTCATCATATTATCAACTCTCATCTGATCATCATAGTTATTACATGTTATAGGTCTTTTATATAAACGTATATTATCAATGAATAGGGTCATCCATTCACGACCCTTTACCATACTCATAAAATTTTTGTTCTTATTATTTGCATCTTCCATGAAGGCATCGGGTACACCACCTAAACACCCTGCCTGATCTCCGAAATCATAATCACAATGATTTGCTATCGCTGGTCCACTAAGCAGTTTCATAAGGCTTGATGAACTTTTTCATTTTCCTATTCTTCTGACTTCTAATATACTGGGGGAATGTCTCATCAATAGGAACTACAATAGGTTTATAGAGATAGTCTCTACCATAAGGATCTAAGTTATTCTCAATACGATCTTCCATACTAGATCTAAACTCGTCTTTATTATTCTCCTGATGTTCATAGGCATCCATCTTCTGTCTTACTGTATCAGCATTACCAAAGAAACTCCAATGCCATGATGCATTCTCTATCTTCCATGCATTCTTATGTGACTGACGTAACTTATCTACACTCATACTCTTCAGTGTCTTGAAGTTACAGACTCTTGTACCCATCCACTGCTCTTCACATTGTACGTTGAGGAAGTAGTAATATAAAGGACCAGTTAGTACATAATGATTGTCTGGATTGAACCACTTCTTATGAATCTTTATACATTCTGGATTAGCAATTTCATCTGCATCGCTAGTCAGAATAAGATCCTCATCTTTAGCATGATCAAGTAGTCCATATATTGCTGAGTCCTTATGGAAACATGCTCTCTGATAATGTAATGGTAAATCTTTTATGTTCTCTTCTATCATACTACGATGATAAGGTACACCCTCATAGTATGCTTCGTAAGTCTGGTTATCATCTTCAGTTAGATGATATATTATTTTATCTTCCCACTTCTTGAAACGCTTTCTATTCTCTGCAAAGTAAAGTGGTTTCTTCTTACCTGTGAAAGTAATGTTTGCTTCGTTAATAACAAAATGATCTACCACATCACCTAGGATATTCATCCTCAGTTCAAGAAGATCAAGCTCATTATAAAAAGTGAATACGTCAAAAATTTTCATGGTTTGTAATTAATATTGAGAGTAAATCTTACGTTCTTTGATGGTGATGAACTGGAATGATATTGCATTCCCTCAAAGACTATAATCTTTCCTCGTTCAGGTGTTTCTCTATGTATAATGTTTTGTTCATTGTCAAAGAAAAACGTGTCACCATCAGCATCATTGGGATAATATAATGCAACAATAGATGGTCTTATAGGTTGATCTATATGTGAATTGTGAGGTACCCCAAATACATCTGGTCTGGGATATTGTAATGTCATATGTGCCCTCAACATTTGATTGTCAGGCATTTCAATTACCTTACCAATATCATTCCAAGGAAACTTACGAAAATTCTCAGACTGTTCACCTTGCTCATTCAATAAAGTATGACTGAAGTAAGGATGGAGATCCTTCCTTAGAGGATGTTTATTGTTACCATAAGCACAGTCTTCAAAGAAATAGTAAGGAAGTTTGTGACATATCTTTTCTATTAGTTTCTGATGAGTAATCTTTAGTTTATATCTTGTAATCAATTATCATCCTCCTTTGCTCATCACTATTTTTCCACTCACCAGGTCGAATCCAATTAGGTAGTTCCATTAGGTTTACTTTAACATCGGTTCCAACCAACATATTATAATTCAAGTGCTCTGTTATTGCAAGATCAGAGCAGTAAAAGTTTTCTATCTTATGACTACACAATGCAGCAGCAACTGCAAAGGTTCCTACTCCTGAGT